CGATTTATTGGTATGCGCGATTTATTGATGTGCAACCTAACATGCAATGACACGTCAGCGATTATCCGGAAACAGCGCAAGCGAGATGAAGGATGATCGCAATAAGCTCACCGGAACGACGCTCGGGAGTGAGGGTGAAGCTATAAATGACCACAAGCGAGAAGAATGCGCAGTGTCATCATCATTTTCCAAAAGCAACGCGACATGGAATCATACAGAGATCTACCGATATCTGAACAGTTGTTGGAACGCGTTCCAGCACTGACGGTGGGATACTCACCGCACTTTGACGATCTAGTCAACTTTGTCAAGGCGGAGCCCATCACCAATGCACTTACAGTGCACAACGATCTAATTCCGTATTTTTTACGGAAGTTCGATGTCGTAATCGCCAATTGTTGATGGTGGGCCGTCAGAACAATTGTCGCCGTAGTCGATGAATTGAGCCATGCGAAACTACGAGGTAACGCGTGAAGTTATAAACATGAGCCGGAGGCTCGGAGGACCGAAGGTCCGACATCGCGCCCGACAAGAATATAACATTGTGTCGGGCGCGATGGGAGTGGGAGTAGTCCGTGCGCAGCGAGGATCCAGGACACTTGATTGGTGAATCAACCCGCAAGGGCCGCAGGGTGGTCTGTCCCACTCCCATAACAGGGGTTTACTCCCATAAACGCTTGGGCCAACTCCCACTCCGAGGTAGGCCCGCGTTGAAGGACTCTCTCGCTTAAGCGAGGGGCCGAAGCCGAGATTCCCGCAGGTCAAGTGAGGCGGTGTCAGCGCTAGCCTTTGCGCGATTTATGCCATTGGCTCGCTACACCAGGAGTAAACCCCGACGTGGCATTGTCGTGCCAACGCAGCAAGCTAATGCAAGTGCGCGATTTATTGGTATGCGCGATTTATTGATGTGCAACCTAACATGCAATGACACGTCAGCGATTATCCGGAAACAGCGCAAGCGAGATGAAGGATGATCGCAATAAGCTCACCGGAACGACGTTTGGGAGTGAGGGTGAAGCTATAAGATGACCACAAGCGAGAAGAATGCGCAGTGTCATCATCATTTTCCAAAAGCAACGCGACATGGAATCATACAGAGATCTACCGATATCTGAGCAGTTGTTGGAACGCGTTCCAGCACTGACGGTGGGATACTCACCGCATTTTGACGACCTAGTCAACTTTGTCAAGGCGGAGCCCATCACCAATGCACTTACAGTGCACAACGATCTAATTCCGTATTTTTTACGGAAGTTCGAGGTCTATGACTCGCCAACCCTTGCCTCGTGGGCAACAGAAACACCAATTGATCAAGCCATAACGTGCCTCTTCGCACGTTGTTTAACACCCCGGAAAGGCGTAAAGCCGGCGCGAAACCTTCCGGAATCGGAAATCATGGAACGCTTTGCGTTTTGTGTAACCAAAATCAACTGTCTAGATTATCTAGACTTCATCATACGTGTCTTACACGTCATCAACGATAAAGCCATCGAGTTCGAGATCTGCGCATGGGCCGACTGGGAAGAAGGTACGGCTTTAGCGTCAAACATGGACGCCGAAGAGTGGTACGCCAAGCACTATTTACCGAAAGAGCTGACGGGGCACACTGTCAATCAGGCGCTAGACGGCGCCGCAAGCCTCATCAAGCGGTATGGGCGCATGATGGAGATGCTAGGCGGCCAGTACCAGAAGGTGGTGACGGATGTTATAAATCTAAGACCGCAGCATGTCGCGGGATGCTATTTTATTGCAAAACATGTCACCCAATGAAGATATTCGCGGCTATCTATCGAGACGAATAGCATTTTTAATTACCGATATTGACAAGTGCTACGCGGAAATCGACTACATCACAAAACTGTTGAGAACAGCGCATTCTGCAGATATCGACACCGTACCACCGGTGAGACGATCAGAGTCACCGGAGTATCCTCCGCATCCAGCGGTGAGGCCGCCCCAACCGCTGCGCCCTAGATTAAATCCCTCAAAGTCGACCCCTGACATCAAGGCTTGGCCAGGTCAGCCGGTGGAACGTCACCCCGCTTTGAGGCCAGCGGTAGGCTCACAGAGTAGGTACCCGCATTTTAGCCGAGAGCAACATAAAAGCTGAGTCCGCTCAGGCTTTCCTTTTAAACTTGCACTCCATGATCCCCGAGTCACGCAAAGGAACCTGGGTATCTGAAGATTTTATCGACTCCGATTCTGACGACGACGTCAGACGTTACCTTCACGCAAGCTGGGAGAGACGAACAAGACAGAAGAAGGCCGAGTTTAAAGAGTATACTCGCCTCAAAAAGAAAGGGTTAACGCGTATTCAAGCGTACGTCGCATCGTATAACAAGTGAGTTTATCTCAATTTATTCCAGATGCCATCCACCGAACAGCGACTCGAGGCTGCGCTGGCACGCATGGACAAGCTGGAGAGGAAGATAGCGCAGCTACAGCAGCCGAGACGTAGATCGAAGCCGCAGGAGGAGGTCCACAGGAACGGAGGGATTATTGTTAATCGAAAGGAGAGGCGGGTGACCGTGGTGTCACCACCGGAGGAAACAATAAGCGCTAGAACTAAGAAAGGCCGATTTTGGCAGCACGTAGCATTTAACCAGTAGCTAACGTATGCCAGAATGCCTCCGAAAAGGAAGGCCGCTTCTTCAACCGGTGGTTTTCAAAAGAAGACCAAGTCTTCCGGTACTGCCAAGTTGAAGTATGGTGGTACTGGAAAGAAAAATGCAGACAAGTATGGCGCTAAAGGCATTGATTGGAATGCAGCCATGAAGATCGCTGAGACCGCGGCGAAGAAAGAGATGAACAAGAACATCGAGACCCAATATTCTAGCGCTATGGTCACGATGACCCACGATCCAACCAAAACTGCCACTGTTGGGTTCGATCTTGCGGGTCTGAATATGAACGCTGTGTCCAACAAGTTTAGACCAGACCAGGCGATGATATTCAATATTGGATATTTGTCGCAGCAAGGTTCTTCACTGGCACCAGGCTACCGCATAGGCCAGAGGATGAACTGCAAGTACATCAAGGTGACGATATCCGCCAATCTTCCCCAAGTTTCCGCGGATTGCACGTATCATTGGCGGATTGTTCGCCGGAAGAACGATCAGTCAGGCCAGCTTGCGTACGCACAACCCACTTTGACCGGTATTACCAATATCGGTCTTTTCAAGGGTCTCACTGATGGCCCACTGGCCAACTCGTCAGTTTTTGGCCAAGGTGGCTCTGCCGATAACCCTTTTCCAAATTTTAGTTCTGCGATGCGCCAGAACACCGAGGCGTGGACTTTCACGAAGGGTGCCCACGGGTACAAGTATGTGAAAGCCGCAGCTATCGACACGGACTCGAACGACGACAAGTATGTGGCCTCGTTTTGCGAGACGCTATATCTTCCTTTCGAGGAAGAATGGGAGTTCGTAACCAGGACCGGCTCTGACATTAAAGGAGGAAACTACTTTTTTGTCATGTGGCGCGAAGGTGGTCCTGATTTCGTCCAGTACAGTTCACCGCCCAATGTCGCTAGTGCTTTGGGAGCCATTGAAATCAAGGTGCTCTTTGAGCTCGCGTTTAAGGACGGTGGTTAGGGAGGTGGTGGATCTGGGGTACCCACAGCACCTAACCCAACCCCGCCTGATCCAGCTGAGGACCTTCCGGATGCGTTTGATCCCCTCGACATCAACCATGATGGTGTAGTCGATGAGGACGAGGCCTTCGTGAGTGATGGCACCGGCATGCATCCGACCAGGACGACTTTTGCGACAACCGTAGTGGAGTCGTCACTGGCGTTTGGCGACGAGACAGTTATGCCAACTCCAGCCTCATACCATCACGTTGAGCTGGACACGGATGTTAGAATATTCAACTCCGCTGTTGGGGATGGGCTGACGTTTTCCGATACGAGGGAAACATGGTCCAACTACAACCAACACCAGGACGAGTATGCGAACAGTACTTGGGACACCGGTGCGACTAGGTTACATCCATGGGTGGAGGGTTTTTCGACTCGATACTCATGGGATTACAAGTCCCCGCTTACCAGCAACGAGTACGTAAACTTGTGTCCGACTTTAATATATCATGATGGGTCGAGGACGCAATACTACTTTTTCCGCGAGGTCTTCGATGACTTCCAGGCTTACCATGGCTTTGCCAACTGGAGCCGGAAAAAGGATGGTTTTCCTGGACCTGACTGGCCGGGCATGATCAAGGTCGTAAGATCTATCGCCGGTCTAAGTCAGCGTCCTAAGAGACGCAGCGAGTACGAAGAGTGGTTTGGGACGCAGTATGGGAACGGCTTTTCGTATGCTGCTCCGTACATGCATCTTCTATCTAAGATGCCTCTCGTGCCTCCACCTACCAGGTTTCGTTACGCGGATCCGACCCGTGAGCCGAAAGATGTCATAGAGAATTTTGTGGCAGATATATCCCCGTATAAACTGGCGGATCTTCTCGACAAACTTCCGACTTTTACTCCGGGCACCGTTACCGTGCCCAGTGCCATCAACGGGCAGAATTACACAACCAGCGGTAGTGTAACCGGCATGGATTATAGTCGTCCTTGGACTCTTGCACTTCCAAACATGGATGTCACGACTTATTCCATGGTCGGTTCTTCTGGGTTGAAAACTTTAGCTGCAGCACAAGTTTCACCTGCGAAGTACATTGTGTACAACACCTCGGACTATGTTGGTATGTCGGACATTACCGCGTACAACCTTAGGACGGGTGCAAATGTGTACTCCGGTTGGATAAGGCCTGGTGCACCTACCGAGCTCTGTGGGTGGGTTGTTACAACCAGGACAAGTGCGAATGCATCACCAGTTGCCGTCCTTGTCACAACTACATATGGCGTGACATCCCTGTCACCCACTGCGTCACTGCCCGGTGGAAGTACGAAGTATCTATTACAGTCAAGTAGTGTTCAGAGCGAAATTCTGAGCAATATGGCTGTTCATCCGAACGCATGCCCAACGTTAGGTTTTAAGTATGACGGCAGTATCGGGGCGTATGGTGAGGTCACTTGGCTTAGTCAAATTTGATTTTTTTTCGCAAACAAATTACAATTCTTCGTGAACATCTGAACTACCTATTGCATTTGACCTATCAGGGTCTCGCGGACCTAGAGTGACGTAAATGCAATTATCTTCAAGCCATTCTGTGTCATCCGGACAAAGACCTGCATAAGGGTCTCTGTTCGTGAGGACTATACAAGGTTTCCCCCATTCAAGTGTGAACTTCCTGTCAAACTTGTCAGAAACGTCAAACGATCGATTTCCACCTAGCCAAGCCTTGAAACCTTCGCCTTTGAGTGCCGGGTTCTTCCAGTCGATATCGTCGAAGATCGCGTAGTCAATGGCGTCGACCCCCATGTTCAGCAGTTTACGGAGATTGAAGTCCCGTTGCCAATGAACATGAGGACCTAAGTTTGTTGCGAATAGCGTCTTTCCAAGCCGAGTTTTTCCGTAAACGATGAGGGACTTAGGTCGTCGGGGTCGCTTTCCGTCAGGTCGATGAGCGTCGAGCCAAGCTTGATCTGCCTCTTCTGTCTCTGCAGGGTAGGAGACTCCTCTCGTAGTGGCGCGTATCCTCGGGATCGGGTCACTGAGGTTCTCGATAACCCAGCGTCTAATTTCCGGATACCGTTCCCAGTGAATGTAGATTCCATCTTCTTCAATGGTGGGCATTTGAGGCTGCGGTTGATCGTAGATCTTGTGGGCGTAGGCTGTGATTTGTTTGTCGAACAAAACGGCGTCTCGCGGAGAATGCTTGCGCACGTCTTCAAGAAATTCTTTTTTGTTTGACTGAGCCAAGCTTCCTGTCCACATGTCGTCGCGTGTGACGTTAGGTCCTCGAGCACGCGGTCTCTCGCAGTTTTCTGAGACGACATCTCCATACTTGGCAACGTAGTCCCAAGTGTTGAAGGGTGTGCGCGTAATTGGTAATATGTTGCAATGAGTTTT